ATATTGCAAGTTTTAGAAATATTACACTAACTGGAGAACTAGATGCAGCTACTTTAGATATATCTGGTAATACTGATATAGATGGAGACATTGATGTAGATGGAACTTCTAATTTAGATAATACAGATATTGATGGAACACTAGTAGTAGATGGTTCAAACATTTCACTAGATAGTACTTCAACTTTAAATATAGATAACTCTAATACATCTAATGGTATTACTATTGGTACAGCTACATCAGGAGTTCCAGTATCTATTGGACACTCAACTTCTGAGACAACAGTAAATGATAACTTAACTGTTACAGGAGACTTAACAGTTAGTGGTACAACAACTACAGTAAACTCAACTACTGTAAATTTAAATGACCATAACATAGTATTGGATAGTGGAAACAGTACATCTGCTGTAATTAACGGAGGAGGTATTACTCTTGAAGGTGGCTCTGGAGATGATGCTACATTTACATATAATACTTCAGGTCCTAAATTTGAATTAAAACTTGGTTCGTCACATGAAGATTTACAAATAGCAAAATTAATTGGTACTGAATTAGATATATCAGGAAATGCAGATATTGATGGAACTTTAGAAGCTGATGCAATTACAGTAAACGGAACTGCATTAAGTACAGTTATTACAGGTACAACCGTAACTAATGCAACTAACTCTGCTCATGTAAGCGTAGCTGATAACGAAAGTACAAATGAAGAAAACCTTATACCATTTATAGAAGATGCAAGTGCAACTGGTAATGTAGGTTTAGAATCTGATGGTGACTTTGCTTATAATCCTAGCACAGGCACAGTTACTGCTACAATATTTAAAGGTAATATAGATGCAGTAGATGGTGATTTTGATGGCACACTAGAAGCAGATGCAATAACAGTTGGTGGTACAGCTCTTAGTTCAGTAATTGCAGGTACTACAGTTACACTAGCATCTACAGTAACAGTTACAGATAGCACAGCTAACACAAACTTTCCTGTCATATTTCATAATGAGTCAAATGGTTTATTAGATGACACAGGTGCATTAAGATATAATCCAAGTACAGGCACACTTCTTGTTCCTAATTTATCTGTAGCAGGAACAACTACTACTGTAGATACAGTTACAATGAATGCAGCTAATGCTATTGTATTTGAAGGAGCTACAGCTGATGCACATGAAACTACACTTACAATTGTAGACCCTACTGATGATAGAACTATTAATCTACCAAACGTTTCAGGAACTATACCAGTTTTAGCAGCGGCAAGTAATACTGCTATAACTTCTACACCTGCAGAGTTAAACATTTTAGATGGTAAAGCTTTTCTTGATGAAGATAACATGGCATCTAATAGTGCTACAGGTATTGCTTCTCAACAATCTATTAAAGCTTATGTAGATAGTACAGTTGCTGCTACTAATGAAGTTGTTGAAGATACTTCACCACAACTTGGTGGTACACTAGACACTAATGGCAACCTAATACAGTTTGGCGATAGTGGTAGTGCAACTGATGATAGACTTCAATTTGGTGCATCTCAAGATTTACAAATCTACCATGATGGCTCTAATACACATATAAAAAATACTGGCTCAGATTTCTTTATAGCTGCTGAGGGTGCGGACAAAGATTTATATTTAAGGTCAGATGATGATGTATTCATACAATCACAAGGTGGTGAACATGGTATTAAAGTAGTAGGCAATGGAGCAGTAGAACTTTATTACGACAACAATAAGAAATTAGAAACAACCTCAACAGGCATAGATGTAACAGGCTTAGTAGAGTTTGATAGTCTTAGTGGTACTGGCTCAGTAGCCATTACAGATATAGCTGATGAAGATGATATGTCTTCTAATTCAGCTACACAATTAGCTACACAACAGTCTATTAAGGCATACGCAGATACTAAAGCTACACCAGGCTTTGCAGTAGCGATGGCGATTGCCCTTTAAAAAAAGGTTGACAATTATTAATAAATATGGTATAATATAATAACAAGGAGAAAATATGGCACAAGATTTTGAATCAAACGGTAAGAGAATTACAAACTCTCTTATTACTGTACTTACAGCTGATAGTGATGACGCTATAGTAGGTCTTCGTTTTGCTAACATTTTAACAACTACAGCTACACTTGATGTACTTATTACAGATGCTCAAGATAGTAATAATGCTAGATACTTAATAAAAGGTGTAAGTGTTCCAGCTAGTTCATCAATAGAAGTAGTTCAAGGTGGTTCTAAAATAGTTATGCAAAATGGTGATGTATTAAAAGCACAAGCTGGAACAGCTGATGCATTTGATTGTTGGATTAGTAGAGTAGATACAATTAGTTCTTAAGGAGAATAATATGGCATATCAAGAAGAAGTAGGAGGTCCACTATTTATAGGTTCAGGCGGACCTGCATCTGAGGTAATACCTGAACATGATGCAATAGTAGACGTAAATCAAGTAGTTGGACATGCAGTACTTGCAGGACCAATTACATTTAACGCTATAGTAACTATTACAGGCGTAGTGGCGGTTATATGAGTACAGAGATAGATGGCGTTAACGGTATAATTAAAAACACCACAAGTGATGGTGATATAACTATTAAAGGTAATGATGGTGGTAGTGAAATATCTGCATTAACACTTGATATGTCAGATGCTGGTACAGCTACATTTAATCACGATATTAAATTAGGCACTGACCAGATAGCTAAGTTTGGTGATGCTGCTAATTTACAAATATATGCTAATAATATTAATTCTTTTATTACAGAAAGTGGTGGTTCAGGAAATTTAAAAATACAAGGACAAACTATTAGGCTGGAAAAAACTACTGAAGAAATAATGTTACGAGCAGTTAATGACGCACAGGTTGAGCTTTATTATGATAACGTTATTAAAGTTTTAACAGCTAGCACAGGAATTAATTTACCTGTTGACGGTGACTCAATAAAATTTGGTGCTAATAGTGAAGTTCTGTTAACCCATGTTCATAATACTGGTTTAGAAATCTCTGCTACTTCAGCAGGTGATTTACTTACACTTAAATCAACAGATGCTGGTGCAGAAGCTGGCCCTAATTTAGTTTTATTTAGAGATTCAGCAAGTCCAGCTAATGATGATGTTATTGGCAGAATGAGATTTGAAGGAGAAGATAACGAAGGTAATAAAACTGTTTATGCACAATTAACTTCACAGATTATAGACAAAGGTTCAAGTGGTGGTGAAGATTCAACTTTCCAAATGGAAGTATTTAACAATGGTGCATTAAGAGATATATTAAAAGTTAAAGGTGCAACTAATGGGCTACCTGAAGTTGTATTTAATGATGCTTCACAAGATGTCAATTTTAGAATTGAGAGTAATGGCAATGAATATATGTTATTTGTTGATGGTAATTCTGATTGCGTAAATATTGGTGGCACAACAGTTGCTGGTGGTAAACTAAATGTACAAACTAGTGATGACAGTGATTCTATTGTGATGGTATGCACTTCTACAAATGCTAGTGAAGGACCTGTACTTAAGTTTAAAAGAGATAATAATAGTTCTGCTGATGGTGATTTAACAGGTGCTATTAAATTTCAAGCCGAAAGTGATGCAAACTCTCAAACTGTTTATACAGAAATACAAGCATCTATTGAAGATGATGCACATGGTTCAGAAAAAGGCAGGATAACTCTTTATAATAGAATGTCAGGTACAGATAGAAATGTATTAGATATAACTGCTGCCAATATTGTATTTAACCAAGACTCACAAGACTTAGACTTCCGAGTAGAGTCCAACAATAATACTAATATGTTATCAGTAGACGCAGGTGATGACAGAACGCATTTTGGAGGTACATCACATAATGGACACGGTTTAGGAGTACATAATTTTTATGGTAACACAACTACTGACCAACCAAATCTTATAATAAGTAGTAATGCTGATGCATATACTGATGACCAAATACACACAGGTTGTATGAGAACAGGCACAAGTGCTTGGTTTATAGCTAGACATAGGTCAGGCAATGCTTCAAATGATGCATTTAATGATACTGAATTTAGTATTAGAGGTGATGGTAATGCTTTTTGTGATGGCTCTTTTAGTGGAGGTGGTGCAGATTACGCAGAGTATTTCGAATGGAAAGACGGCAACAGTTCTGATGAGGATAGAGTTGGCTATTCGGTAGTTTTTGATGGTAATAAAATAGTTAAAGCAACTGATAGTGATGATACTTCTAAAATAATAGGCGTTATATCTGGCAATCCAGCAGTTGTTGGAGATAATGACATAGACAGATGGAAACAAAAATATCTAAAAGATGATTTTGGAAGATATATATTTGAAGATTATACAATTACTAGGTGGACTGAGATAGTTGAAGGCGGTCATAACATTGAACATTCTTACGCAACAGACAGAATACCTGAGGGTATAACTGCTCCTAGTGATGCAACTGTCATATCAACTGAAAAAAATAAATATGGCGAAACAGTTAATTTTTTCCGTAAAAAAACTAATCCTGATTGGGATAAAGACACTGCCTATATATCTAGAGAAGATAGAAAAGAATGGGATACAGTAGGTCTTATGGGTAAACTTAGATTACGCAAAGGACAACCAACAGGAACAAATTGGATTAAAATGAGAGACATCTCAGATGAGTGAAATAAGAGTCGATACTATATCAGAAAAAACAAGTGCCAATGGTGTAACCATTGATGGTTTAACTATTAAAGACGGTGGCATATCAGCCACTACTGGTGCTATCGTATTCAATGAAGCATCTGCTGATTTAGACTTTAGAGTAGAATCTAATGGCAATGCTAATATGCTTTTTGTTGATGGTGGTAGTGACATTGTAGGTATTGGTGCTGACCCTGACCTTGGTGTTGGGTTGCATATTAAATCTGCTGACAGCGGTGGAAGTGCAACAAGTACAGCTGATGAACTAGTTGTTGAAGGTTCTGGTGATACAGGTATTCAAATATTAAGTGGGGCTTCAAGTGAAGCTGGTATTGCATTTGGTGATAGTGGTGATTCAAATATTGGTCTTATTGGCTACGACCATGCAAATAATAGATTTAGATTTAAAACAAATGATGCTGTTCAATGGTATTTAGATTCTTCAGGAAACTGGCTACCAGCAGCAACTGACCATGGTATTTACCTTGGCGTAACTTCAGCAACAGCATCTAATCTACTCGATGATTATGAAGAGGGTACATTTACACCAGCCTTGTCATCAACAGGTGCAACTTTTGCTTACACACATCAAAAAGGTTTTTATACAAAAATAGGTAACGCAGTTACTTTTAGTATAAATTTTCAATTAGATGGTGGTGGCAATTCATTTTCAGCAAATGCTGTTGAGATTACTGGATTACCATTTACTTCCGCAAATGTTTCTGGTCAATTATACAGATTTTATATTTATGGAAGGGCTGTTAATGTTTCGGGTACAGGTGCAACAGGTATTGCTGGAGTTTTGAATATCAATTCTACTACAATAGGAATATTAGAGTCTGGTGACAATACTTTGGGTTATCAACTTCTCTCAAATCAACTTTCCAGTTCATCGGGTCAATTATTTTTGCAAGGAACATATCGTGTATAAAAATTTTAAAAGGAGAAAACAATGACAATAACAAAAGAAATAGAAATAGCAAAGATAGAAGTAGTTGGAGAGTATAAAGCTGTTCAAGTAGCATCTGATACTGTTATTAAAGAAGATGGCACAGAAATATCTCGTAGTAGACATAGACATGTATTACATCCAGATATGGATATATCTGGTGAAGATGCAGAAGTACAAGCAGTGGCAAACGCTGTATGGACTGATGCTGTAAAAGCTGCTTGGAATGAAAAGTTAGCATCTGAAACCAATATAAATGAATAAGTATTTAAGAACCAATAGAACGAGAATATAAATTAACTAATTAAAAAGGAGATAAAAATGGCAACAGAATATAACTGGTCATTTCCAAACTTTGAGACAGACTCAGATAATAAAGTAAAAACAATTCACTGGTCATTAAATGCAGTTGATGGTGAGCATAGTGCAAGATCTTATGGCTCTTGTGATGGTGCTGATATGGATTTTGATTCAATGACTAAAGAAAACTGTATTACTTGTGTTATTGATAACTCTGATCAAACTGAAGACGAAATGAAAGCAAATCTAGATATACAAATAGAAGCTAGTAAAAACCCAGTAACAACCAATAAAACAAAGGAGTGGTAGAATATGTCAGAAGAACCAATGATTACTTTTGATGGTAAAGAGTACAAAGAGTCTGATTTAAACGATAATCAAAAACGCATCGCAAGTGTGTTAAGAGCAATAGGTCAGAAGAAAAATAACTTAGAGATTACATTGCAATCAGTTACTATGGATATTGAAGGCATGGATCTTGCAGCACAAAAGTATATAAACTTAATGAAAGAAAGTTTTGAAAAACCAGAAGAAGATAAAAAGGAATAAATGGGCGTACTTGACAACATAAGAAATATCTTTAGACCAGCGAATTCAGAGGTCAAAAGACAGCATACAAGCATGGCTATGTTAAACACAGTCAGCGCTGATGCTGGTCAAAGGTATAGTTATGAAGATCTTATCAAAGAAGGTTATGAAAATAATGCCATTGCATTTAGATGTATTAATGAAATATCTCAAGGTGCAGCAGGTGTTAAATTAAAACTTTTCAGAGGTAAGATTAATGTTGACGATCACCCTTTGCTTGATTTACTTGAAAAACCATCACCTACTAAAGGGTATGTTGAACTGTTCGAGTCTCTATACAGTTTCTTATTATTAGCAGGCAATTCTTACATTATTGGATCAGGTAAAGAAAACAATCCGCCAGAAGAATTGTATTGTTTAAGACCAGACAGAATTAAGATAACTCCCGGTCAAAGCAATCTACCAGCCTCTTATTCTTACACTATTGGGGGTAAAGTTATTTCAGAATATAATGTTGATCAAATCACAGGAGCTTCTGCTGTAAAACACTTTAAATTATTTCATCCACAAAGCGATTATTTAGGCTTGTCACCATTAGTAGCTGCAGCTAGCAACATTGATAGTCATAACCTTACTAATAAACATAATGTTTCTTTATTACAAAATGGAGCAAGACCTAGTGGTGCAGTAATATTTAAACCGAAAGATGAAACAGGGTCATCAGTACAATTAAGTGATACTCAAAGATCTCAGATAATATCTGACATGGAAAATAGATTTGGAGGCACTAATAATGCAGGCAGACCGATGCTGCTAGAAGGTGATTTCAGTTTTCAACAAATGGGAATGTCTCCAAAAGACATGGATTTCTCAGTTCTTAAAAAAATGTCAGCGATTGACATTGCTTTATGTTTTGGAGTTCCTGCACAATTAGTCGGCATTCCTGATGCACAAACATATAACAATATGCCTGAAGCTAGATTAGCATTGTATGAAGAGACAATTATTCCAATATTGAGAAGAATACAATCTGATTTAAATGAGTGGCTAACACCACAATTTGGAGATGACCTTAAATTAGAATACGACATTGATAGCATTCCTGCTATGGCTGAAAGCCGTAAAAGGGTTTTTGATTCTGTTGTACAAGGCGTGAATTCAGGAATACTAACTCGTAATGAAGCAAGATCTAAACTTGGTTTTGACCCAATAAAGGGTGGTGATACCTTATTTGTTTCTGCTGCGATGATGCCTATTAGTCTTGCAGGAGAGAGCATTGGCGATGATGAAGACGAAAAGTCACTTCCAATAACTGAAGATTATCCAAAAGAAGAAGATAAGGCTATTAGCGACATAGATTTTACACCAACTGATGGCATGGCAAAAGAAGCTGAAAAAGGCTTAGAATGGAGAAAAGAATTTGGAAGAGGTGGCACATTAGTAGGAATGGCAAGAGCAAATCAACTTGCTAAAAAAGAAAAATTATCACCAAGGACTGTAAAAAGAATGTATTCTTTTTTCAAAAGACATGAGGTTGACAAACGAGCCGAAGGTTTTAGACCTGGAGAGGATGGCTATCCTTCTAATGGTCGTATCGCTTGGGCTTTATGGGGAGGAGATGCAGGTTTTACTTGGTCTAGCAAAAAGAGAGATCAAATTGAAAATGAATCAAAGGAAGATATAATTGTAGATGAAGAGAAACAGCTTACTGCTGCAGTTAAAGAAGGATTAAAAAACAAAGTAAAAGATCATAATGAAAAGCATGGCGATAAAAAAGGCAAAAAAGTAAATTTAAGAATGTTAAGCGCTGTTTTTAGAAGAGGTATTGGCGCATATAGAACTAATCCTCAATCAGTTAGACCAAACGTAAGGAGCGAAGAGCAATGGGCATATGCGAGAGTAAATGCATTTTTGTTTGCTGTCAGAACGGGACGATTTAGATCAGGACAGTTTGACAAAGATTTACTCCCATCTGGTCATCCTTTGAAAACATAATATGAATTTTAAATTACAAACAGTTATGAGAATAGATGAAGATGATAATGGTAAAGCAAGTATAACATTTGAGGTTATAGGATTTCCATCTAAAGAAGTTGCGGGCATCTATGCTGCTCAATTAATGGTTTTAAGAGATGCAGAAATGCATGGAGAATTATCTGATTATGATTCAGATATAGATAAAGGGACATTACACTAATGGCTGGGATAAAAGTAGTTACAGAAACAAATGTTTTACCTGTTACTTTAAATGAAATAAAACAAACCTTGCGTATTGATCCTGACAATTTTGATCAAGATGCAGAGTTGATCATGATGCTTAAAACTTCAATAAAGACACTAGAAGAATATACAGGACGATCTTTTATAACTAAGACCTTTGATTTTGCCTTGGATCGTATTCCATATGCTCAGGACGACAAACTCATAGAAGGGTTTAGTACAGGTGCATTTATGGAAAAAACACAAAACCATATATTTATTCCTAAATCACCTGTCGTATCGATTGGTTCTTTTAAATATTTTAATGATGCAGACACTGAAACGACATATGCATCAAGTAATTATTATTTAGACAATTTTAGTAACCCTGCAAAAATTGTTTTAAGAAGAAGTCAAACATTACCAGATGTAGCAAGTCTTAGAGTAGCAAATGCATTTATTATAAGATTTGATGCAGGCTATGGAGCTGCACCTAAAGATGTCCCTGAAGCTATTAAGCAGGCAATTGGATTATACACTTCACATTTGTATGAAAATCGTGAATTGTACATAGAGCAAAGACAAATCCCTGTGCCTATGACATTAGCAACAATTTTGCAGCCATATCGAGTTGTAAGGTTTTCTAATATTATTGGAGGATAAATGAGCAAAAAAAGTTATCTTTGTGAGAATTGTGATCATTCTTGTCATTGTTCTAATGGTAGCAAATGTCCTAGTTGTCCTTGCATGAACTGTGTTCATGATAAACAAAGAGCAGAAGAGTATTATGCTTCTTTAATTAATTTAGGTAAACATAGGGATTAAAGGTGAAAATAAGTGAAGACACATCGATCTCGATGCCAATGCGTAATCTACTCAGCATTATTGGTGCTGTTGCTGTGGGTGCTTGGTTCGGGTTTGGAGTCATTGAGCGACTTAATATTATAGAAACAGAGTTACAGCTAATAACTAAAGATTTAGATGCTGCAAATGAG